CCGCACAAGCGTCCATTTTATCGGCACCGCGGTCAACCACTATGACCTGCTCTTCCTTCTCGCCAAAGACCCAAGCGTAAAGTCCAAAACCTTCCGGGCCGTCCAGGATGACGGCACGCTCCTCTGGCCGGAGATATGGCACGACCAAACCGGCGAGCTATCCCCGGACAAGATGGTCGACAAAGAGCGTACCCGCATGGGCAGCATCATCTGGGCGCGCGAGATGCAAAACGACCGTTGGGACGAGGCCTCGGCGATCGTCAAAAGGGCGTGGCTCGAGAAATGGGAATACGACCCAAGCCAGATCGTCATCGCCCCGAAGATTCGCAACATGCTCCTGATCATGCTCGGCTGCGACCCATCGATCGGCAAGAAGCTCGAAAACGACGACACCGCTATGGTCGTCGTCTGGAAGACCCAAGCCTACGAGAGCCAGACGTATGAGTACTGGATCGACTACGCCATGGCCGAACACTTAAGCCTAAACGAGCGCATCATGAAACTCCAGAGCATAGCCGACTCTCGCCCAGAGACGCGGAAGATTAACCGCGCCATCCTAGAGGCCGTCGGCGGCTTCGAAGACTTCGGCGCCGAGGCCAAGCGCCGCACCACCCTGCCCATCACTTTAGTCGACAAGGTCAAAGACAAGATATCGAACCTCATGAATAAGAGCGTCCACTTTGAATCCGGCCGCGTCCACCTAAACCGAAATATCCCCAACGCGGTCAAGGAGAAGATCGTCTACCAACTGACGACCAATTACCCCAAGCATGACGACCTAAGAGACGCCATCCTGCTTTGCCTCGACTCGAGCGCCATGAGCGTCTGGGAGCGCCTATGATCGCCCCCCTGCGGCACCTCGGCATCATAGCCTGGAACAACCCCTACAATAGCGGCCCTCAATTCCTGGAGTTTTGGGCCGCCCTCGCCGTCATCTTAGCCGTCGTCTTTACCCTCTACCGCCTGCCGCCGTGGGAGAAGCGATGACCGATAACCCCGAGCTCCCCATCATCATGGGCTCCGTCAAAGACCAAAAGCGATGGTGGGTCTACGCCGGCAAGGAAAACAGGGCATTCTTCATGTCTAAAGACCGCGGCAAGCGGGGCGTCCACAAAAAGAGGTTTAAATGAAAATAACAGCCAAGTCCCTCAAAGGGCTCCAGGTCTTAAACGGCATTCTGAAAGAACAGAACCTGCAGATACGCAACAACCTCGAGCTCAAAGAGCGCGTCATCGGCAACTCACTGTCATCGATCTCCGGCCCCGGCTTCGGCCAGGCGGCCCTAAACCCCTACATGCAGACGCCCATCACGAGCTTCAACCCCCTCCTGCAAAACAACATCTACGCTCCCCTGACCATCGACTGGACCATTCTGATCTACGCCTTTAAGACCCACGGCATCATCCAGGCCCTCTGCGAGATGCCGGTCCTAGACTCCATCCGCGGCGGCATCGAGATAAGCGCAGGGGAGGCCAGCGCAGACGAGGTAGCCGAAATGCAGGACATCTTCGATGAGAAGGGCGTCCTAGACGTCATCGCGGAAGCCCGCATCTGGACCCGTCTCTTCGGCGGCGGCGCCCTGATCGCCTCGACCGACCAGCCTCTCGATCAAGCCCTAGACGAGAAGCGCCTGGGCAAGAGCAAACTAATCGAGTTCTACGCCTGCAACCGCTGGGAGCTCATGGCCCCCTGGCGAACATCCAAGGTTTACAATTTCTATGGCAAAAACATAGACGGATCCCACGTGCGCACCATGATCGGCAAAACCGCCCCCTACATCCTTCGGTGGCAACTGGCCGGTTGGGGCATGTCGGAGCTCGAGCGCTTTATCGAAGACTTCAACACCTACATCCGGGTCAAGAACGTCATCTACGAGCTCCTCTACGAGGCCAAAGTCGATATCTATAAATTCAAGGATTTCGCCGCCCAGATACTCAGCGCCGAGGCCGAGAGCAAAACCAACAAGCGCATGCAGCTAATGAATCAGCAGAAAAACTACAACTCGGCCCTGCTCCTAGACAAAGAGGACGAATACGACCAAAAGCAGATAACCTGGTCCGGCCTAGCCGAGATATACCGCGAAGCCCGCATCGAGCTCGCCTGCGCCGCGCGCATGCCCATGACCAAGCTCTTCGGCCTGCCCTCGACCTCCATGGCATCCAATGAAGACGACCTCGAGGTCTACAACAACCTAGTCGAGACGGAGGTCCGGCAGCCGATGCGCCGCGACATCAAATGGGCGCTCCGGCTTCTCTCCATCGCCCTCTTCGGAGACGACTACAACTTCGATTTTGAATTTAAACCCCTCCGCACCATGAGCGCCAAAGAGGAGGAGGAGGTCAAGACCTCCAAGTTTACCAGGGCCATGACCCTCTACCAGACGGGACTCATCGATGAGAAGGCGCTCGAAGACACCCTCGCCAAAGACAATCTCATCGACGACGAGATGAAGCTCCAAGAGCCGCCGGAGCCTGAAGTCGAGGAAGGCGCGCAGGAGGCCGATGAGCCCGAGCGCACCTTCGCCGGAGTAGGCGGCAGCAAAAAGACGGACAAGAGCCCACGCGTAAAACCGTGAAACGCTTCCGGCCCCAGCACCTGCAGGACGGCTACTTCCTAGAGATCAAGGATCAACTGACCATCATCTTCTACGAGGAGGTCTTAAAGCCGGTCGCCCGCGTGATCAAGGAATACAACCCCCAGAAGCTCATCGTCGAAAACGCTGCCATCTCGGCCATCAAGCGCGCACTCCTCTCCGGCATGGTTCAATACAGCAATGGCCGGTTCAGCGGCCAGTTCTCCACTGCCATATCGCGCGACCTGCGCAGCCTCGGCGCCAAGTTCTCCAAATGGGACGGCACCTACCGCCTCGCCGCGGATAAGCTGCCCAAAGAGCTCCGAGACGCCGCATCGCAATACTCCCTGCAATCGAAGCTCGTCCATCAGGCCATCGAAGGGGAGCTCAACCGCGCCGTGGAGAGCGCCCTGGGCAAGCATTACGATATCGACGCCCAGGACATGGTAGCGAAGGTAGACGCCGGCTGGAGAAGGTCGGCCGCCCAACTCGAAGTCAAGCCCGAGCTCACCGAAGCCGGAAAGAAGGCCATGGCCGCGCAGTACTCCACCAATCTCGACCTATACATCAAGAAATGGCTCAACGAGCAGATCCTGGCCCTGCGTAAAGACGTCCAGGCCAACGCCGAAGCTGGCTACCGCTTCGACAGACTCATCGATAAGATACAGCGCCGAAAGGAGGTCTCCGAATCAAAGGCTAGATTCCTAGCCCGCCAGGAAACCGGCCTCTTCATGTCAAACTACCGCGCCCAACGCTTCCAGGACGCCGGAATAACCAAATACAAATGGTCGACCGCCCATGACGCGCGCGTGCGCCCCGAGGCAAGCCTCACCCCTGCCCAGCGACGGCACGCCGGCAACCATCGCATCTTGCATGGCATGACATTCACCTACGCAGACAAGGCCCCAGCCAAGTACATGAGCGTCGGGCGCCCCTGCAACCCAGGCGAAGATTACCAATGTTTGCCCGGGGACTCAGGGATTGATTTCGGTGGAGGTATAGAAAAATGTTTCCGTCGTTGGTATGACGGCGAATTGACCACGCTTATTCTTGAATCTGGAAAAGCGATTAGAGCCACACCGAATCATCCGGTGCTTACGCTCAATGGATGGAAGCCTGTATGTTTGGTTGATAATTCCGACCATCTCGTTGATTTGTCCGAAGATTTGAGATGGGCGTCTGAAGCCTATGGCGATGAGCGTATAACCACAATTAGACAAATATTTGAATCGTGCCGGGAATCTGGCCTTGGCTTTTCTTTCCCTGGGCAACGAGAACAATTCCACGGCGACGGATCCAATAGTAATGTCGATATTATAGATGCCACAAGGAGTCTGCATATCAATTGGCAATCCGATCCTTTTAAGCGCCTCAGCCAATTCGTGTTCTCCGCCCCCGATTATTTTACATCGAGAAGCGGCGGTGCGTTCCAGCCATCTTTGAATTTCCTGGGGAGAGAGGGTCTTTCGATTGGACATGGAATGAGGAGTCGCACGAGCCGCAGTACCGAGGGCCTTTCTTTCATTGAATGTCATGCGAGAGAATCTCAGGCGATTGGCTTCCGATCCTCCACGAATAGCAACATTTGCTTCAAGGAGCCTGCGTAGAATAACGGTGCGCCCAATTCCCGTTCTTTCGGAAATGGAAAACTCACTCTCCCCGTCAAGATAAGCCTTAATGATCGGCTTTGGGTCAAACTTAAGGCGATGAGGCGCGGAAAGCCAAGGGCCATGCTTTCCTCGTCCACCAGTATTTTCAAGGGTCATGTTTATAACCTCCAGACAACATTAGGATATTATACAATGGATGGTGTCATTGTGTCAAACTGCCGCTGCGTCGACATACCACAGCCATGAGATTTATTTCAGCTCAATTCGTTAGGGGCCATACCGGATATGGAGGAGTGAGACAGGCGACATCAAAGAAGCCTCATTGGTGCAACGATTATAAATGCGATGCCTGCATCATCCGCATGCATGATCAATGCGAATCGTTGATACATCCTTTCACGGCAAAACAAGAATGCCAGTGCTTTAAAAGATATCCAATGGCTCACCCATGACCCACGCAGACTGGATATTCGCCTTTGAAAACGTAGGCGCCCTTATCTTTGGAATTTGCCTCTTCATCTACATAATGCAATGACCCAACGCTTCCGCGAGAGATACGCCAAGCGCCTCGGCAAACTCGCAGAACGCCTGCCACTGCACAAGCAAGCCTTCTATCAAGTAATCGTGGAGGCAAGGCAGGACGGCGTCCATCTGACGCGACGCAGCCTTTATCGCTGGTGCTCCGAATACGGAGTGAAGCTCTAAATCCTCGTCGTAATTGGCACATAATGGCATATTTTGGCAAATGTTTACTATTGCCGAAATAATCAAATGGGTATACATTTGCACCGTGACCCTGCAGAATCCTACCCCTACCAGCGATACGTTCGTAGGCGGCCGCTCCCAAGGACTAACCCATGACAATTTCCGCAGTCTAAGAGCCCCCATCCCCCAGCGCGCCGGCCACGCTGACGGTCTAGCCACCGGCCACGCCCGCTACGGCATCACCAACGCGGCGAAGGCAGCCCAAGAGGAGAAGGCCAAGGGCAAGGTGGAGAACCCATACGGCGCCTCTCGCATGAAGGCCGAAGGGGAGAAAGAATCGAAATGACCGTCCTTGCCGATCTCGCCCAGGGAATTAAACGCGCCGTAGCAACCAACTCTCAGACATGGCCGGCCTTCGTGCCGGTGCGCGTCATCCAGCCCGGCCTCGCCAAGTACACCGATCCAAAGGGCCTCAACGGAACCGTCCTTATAGAGAAGCCGACCCTCGACAAGATGGCCCCGACCCTCCGCGGCCGGCCCGTCATCGACCAGGTCCACAAGGACGCCAAGCCGGAGAATTTCAAGGAACTAGCCGACGGCCTCGTCTTCCGCGTCTGGTTTGAACCGGCCGACGGCTGGTACTGGGCCGAGCTCGCCGTCTGGGACGAGATGACCCTAAATCACTGCCAGGATCCATCCTACTTCGTCTCCTGCGCCTACGAGCCGACAGAAGTCAACCAGAAGGGCGGCAAGCATAACAACGTCGACTATGACGCTGAATTTCTTAACGGCGAATACACCCATATCGCCATCGTCAAAGACCCTCGCTACGAGGGCGCCATCATCGACAGGGAGCACATCGTC